TAAATAGACCGGCTCATCGTACAACAGCAATTGATATACTTTATTAACCTCAAAAATTTGTATGGATATCAAAGATCACGATATACGGGGGTATCTAGAGTTCAAAAGAACTCTAATGGTAAAGATCAAGTGAAGCACACGCAACAAGTGCTTCACTATAAGTAACACACAAAGGAACATAATTCATGCGATCACGAGAAGCTTTCAAAATAATAGGAACATATTTATTGAAAACTTCTTCACCATGAAAAGACAGATCAAGAATAGATTGTTGGATATTGTCTCTAGTAATGGTTTTAACATCACTAGAAGCAACCCAATAAGGCCGTTCAAGAACTGAAGTCAATTCTAAAGGAGCAACATAACGGTTCAAGAATTGATTAAAAGTAAAGTCTCTTTTCAGAAAACTTACTTGTGTAATAAGGCGTGAATCAGGACATTCACCAACCTTATTTTCATTGGTATATTTGAGACCAATCTGTGCCAATAAACCAGGTAAAGTATTTTGATTGTAAAATAAAATAGCTTCATCTGAAATGTTGAGAACATTATCATCACCATACGAAACGAGATAAACATGTTCATCAAAGGTCTTCAAAGAACCAATATCACCATCGTGAGCAAGAACCCAAGCATATCGAAAAGCAAGGTGATTATAAAGGCTATTCACAATAGTAGTCAAAGGATGACCACTAGGAAGTGAATGACACCATTCATAAACCAACTTACCAACAATATGTTTTGAATTATAAAGATCAGACCAAAGGACATCACGAATGAAAGAATTCGTTTCTCCATCATCATACCATAAATTAATTAGTTTCCCAATCTCTTTAAGTAAAACAATAGATAACGAACCATCAAAACCACTAAAGTCTCCCGCAACACAATGGGCACTCTTTTGTTGTAATTTCATAGCAAGGCTGTGCCACTCCTCACTATGGGGATTTATACCTATAGCAATCCCATTCGCAATACGATTTGACATGATATTCACAGAGAATGACATGAAATACATACGACAGGCTATAAGATACTCAATAGGACAACCGGAAAACAAACGAGTTTTACCGATCTTAACTTTCTCAATGAGACGCTTTTCATCTTTGAGATTATCAGTATAAATATGCTCATGGCGGTAACCAGCCTTGGCAGATTCAATAATGGATAAAACTTTTTCTTTAAGTTCAAGACATTCATTACGAGTTAAATCATAATCCATATCTTTACCAAAGAAGGCAGTTTTATGTGGCCATTTAGGATTTTGTACTGCACAGTATGGAAAGCCAGCAGAAGTATTGCGAGGTATAGAATCGCAAAATCGCTGACCAGGTATACCAATAACAGCAGTATCAAAATCAAAAACTCCACGACCCAAACCTAAACTATGCTTAGAATTATTAACCAAATAGGAAAAAACACTATTTGTACAAGCATTAACAATTTTCTCATCAAAATCAAAACAAGAATTGGTAGAATATGTTTTCCTAGCATTACACATAGGATCAATATATTCTCCTAAAGAATCAATAAAAGGTCGAAGACGACTTGGTGCATGAATAGATTCACCCCAAGCGTTATGCATTGGAGAACGCGTAACTTTATTCTTAGATGGTTGATTAACAGCTAAATCATGCTCATAAAGAGGCACAAAAGAACTGTCAAAACCAATATCAGTATTACCTTGAGCAAAAGAATCAGGTTCTTGGTGAGAAGTAACTTGTTTACCAAAAGAAGACATTGCCTTAACAATATCTTC